TTTTTTGCACTACACTTCGCGGATGTTCCGCGATCTTCCAGTCCGCGCCCGCGAGCTAAAAGCCACGCCCGAAATGCTGGAGCGCATATACGATGCCGCTCGCTTGGGTTTGCGCGGAGAATCTCTTGCACTGGCGGCAGGTATGTTGCCGGCTGAGTTTGCGCGGCTGAAGATAATGGACCCGATAGCCGATGTAGCGGAAATGAAGGGCCGGGCCGACAGCGAGATGGAAATGTCCCGCGTGGTATTCGATGCCGCGCAGGCTGGGGATAGTAAGGCGGCGCTGGAGTTTCTCCGTCACCGGCACGACTGGGTGGCGAAGACGAATGTGCAGGTCGATGTAAATACCCAGATCAGCGTAGTAGCCGCGCTGGAGGCCGCGAACGGGCGGTTGCAGCGTGGGCTGGCGGTGGAGGTGGAGGATGCGATACCCGTGGAAAGAATAGGCGCCGCCGTTCCGGTGGTGTTAGCTGCCGGTGAACGGACTGCGGCAGTAACGGCGGCGCCGCCCCCGCTGGCGCGGAAAGCGATATGAGCCGATACGCGCCGATATGAGCCGCGCCACGAATGTCCGCGTAATCGGCGACGCCACGCTGTACCTGGGTGACTGCCGGGATATTCTGCCGACGCTGCCGCGTGTGGATGCGGTAATTACGGATCCGCCGTATGGGATGAATTGGGACACCGATTCGACGCGGTTTAGCGGCGGCAGTCACCAGCGGGGTGAAGGCCGCAAAGACTGGAAACATATTGTTGGCGATGCGGAGCCGTTTAATCCTGAGCCGTGGCTGAAGTTTCGCAACGTGGTAATGTTTGGGGCAAATCACTTTGCGGCAAAGCTACCAGTTGGCACGACGCTTGTGTGGCTTAAAAAAGCCGATCATTTGTTTGGAACGTTTCTTTCCGACGCAGAAATTGCATGGATGAAAGGCGGTTACGGCGTGTATTGCTATCGCAAGCAGTTTCCGCCGCCATCGCGTACTGCGGAAAATGACGGCTGCAGCGTTGCGCATCCGACGCAAAAACCTGTTGGCTTGATGGCTTGGTGCATAAAAAAAGCTGGCGTTAACGTTGATGATGTTGTACTAGACCCCTTCATGGGCTCCGGCACCACTGGCGTAGCTGCCGCTCAGATGGGCCGCAAGTTCATCGGCATCGAACGCGAACCAAAGTACTTTGACATTGCGTGCAAGCGTATTGAGCGGGCCTACGCGCAGGCCACGCTGTTCGACCCCGCGGAGCGGGCGAAACCAGAGCAGTCGGCGCTGATCTGATGCTGGTAAGATAGCCGCGCCGCCGTCGCCTGCGGCGCTGCCGGCCAAGGAGTCTGTGTATGCCGAATGCCCTGATGAACGATGACGCTGCCGCGATGTATGCCACGCGGTACACGGGTCCGAGGCCGGACAGGCCGGTGGTTAACGGGCGTGCGGTGGTGACGGCGGAGGAACTGGCGGATTTCCGGCGGCTGTTCGGAGCGGATAAGACCCTGCGGGATTTGCTGAATGCTGACAGGGCGCTGGTGCGGCCTGGGACTCCGTCGGCGATGGACCCCCGGGCGCGGGGGATGCAGGGGGCGAACGTGGCGCCGGGTATGCCTGGGGTAATCCCCGGTGGTGGCGCAGGGCCGGCGGCGCAGGGTCGGATTCCTGGCGAGGTTGAGCGCAATGTGATGAATGCGCTGATGGCGCTGGGCCCGATGATGGGCGGGGTGCCGCGGGCGGCGAATGCGATGGGTATGGTCGGCCGTCGGCCGGGGCCGGGCGATTGGAGGAGTAATCCGCCGCCTGGCGCGGATCCGGCTCGGTGGAGTGAGATTGTTCGGCAGATTGAACAGGCGTATCCGATGACGGCGCCGCGGCCTGCGGAGGTGTATTTGCAGGGCGCGCCGACGATGATGCGGGCGGTGCCGCGGCCGCTGCCGGGTGTGACGCGCTGATGCAGAAGCCGATATACACCGCGACCGAGGAGCAGGCGCTGATGACGCGCCTGTGGGAACCGCGTATCCGGGACGACCCCGAGGCGTTTGTGTTGTTGGCGTTTCCGTGGGGGCAGCCGAACACGCCGCTGGCGGCGTTCGACGGGCCGCGGCGGTGGCAGCGGCGCGTGCTGCGGATGATCCGGGATCACATCGCGGCGAACCGTGGGCAGGTGGAAATGGACACCCTGCGGGCGGCGGTGTCGAGCGGACGCGGGATCGGGAAGTCGGCGCTGGTGAGTTGGCTGATTCTGTGGATGCTCTCGACGCGGATTGGCAGCACGGTGATGGTCAGCGCAAACAGCGAGGCGCAGTTGCGCGGCGTGACCTGGGGCGAGTTGACGAAGTGGTCAGCGATGCTGATCAACAGTCACTGGTGGGAGATTTCGGCCACGAAGCTCATGCCGGCGCAGTGGCTGACGCAGATTGTTGAGCGGGATTTGAAAAAGGGAACCCGATACTGGGCGGCCGAGGGCCGGCTGTGGAGCGAGGAGAACCCGGACGCCTACGCGGGCACGCACAACATGGACGGGATGATGCTGGTGTTCGACGAGGCGTCGGGCATTCCGGATCCGATCTGGGCGGTGGGCGCAGGGTTTTTCACGGAGAACATCCTCGACAGGTATTGGCTGGCGTTCTCTAACCCGCGTCGCAATGAGGGGTATTTTTTCGAGTGCTTCCACGCCAAGCGGGATTTCTGGAAGAACATCCAGATCGACGCCCGCAGCGTCGAGGGCACCGACCAGCGGGTGTACCAGCAGATCATCGACGAATATGGCGAGGATTCCCGCGAGGCCCGCGTCGAGGTGTACGGGGAGTTCCCCGCTGCCGGCGAAGACCAGTTCATTGCGCCGCGCCTGGTGGACGACGCCGTAAAGCGGCCGGCGTACAAGGATCCGACCGCACCGATTGTGCTGGGCGTGGACCCCGCGCGCAGTGGCGCAGACGCGACCGTGATCGTGGCCCGTCAGGGGCGTGATCTAGTGGCGATTCGGCGGTATCGAGGCGATGACACGATGACCGTGGTGGGGCACGTGATTGACGCCATCGAGGAATTTCGGCCCGCGCTGACGGTGATTGACGAGGGCGGGCTGGGATACGGGATTCTGGACCGCCTGACGGAGCAGCGTTTCAAGGTGAGGGGCGTGAATTTTGGCTGGAAGGCCAAGGCCAGCGTGATGTGGGGCAACAAGCGCGCCGAACTGTGGGGCGCGATGCGCGACTGGCTGAAATCGGCGCACGTACCCGTTGACCGGCAGTTGAAAGCCGACCTGACGGGGCCGAAAACCAAGCCCGACAGCAGCGGAACGGTGTACCTGGAGTCGAAGAAGGACATGAAATCGCGGGGATTGGCCTCTCCAGACGCTGCCGACGCGCTGGCATGCACGTTTGCGTTCCCGCTGGCCCACAGGGAGCGCGTGGACCGCCCCAGAACGCTTACAATGCGCGACAGAGGCCAAATGTCAACAAGTTGGATGGGGGCGTAATGGCTACGAATGCGCTGACGCCGAAACCGCAAAACGCGCTGATAGCGGCGTATCAGCAGTACATTGGCCAGCCGGCAGCACAGTTGCTTGGCGGCGGAATACGGGGTTACTTTGGCCTTGATATGCCGTCTTACGCCACTGATTTGGGGCGCGAAGCCTACCGCAACGCGCAAGCTCTAAGCAACGCGCCAGGGGTTGGCGCACCAGCAGGCGCGTTCAAAGCCGCGGCCAAATTTGCGCCTGAAGCGGCCATGTTTATCGGCGCAATGGCCAAGACTTGGGACCGCGCGTCAAACGCCAAAGCTGTCGAACTTGAGAAAGCTGGCGTTAACTCCCGCGCTATTTGGTCTGAAACTGGCAACTGGCGCGGCCCAGACGGTAATTGGCGACAAGAAATTAGCGATAAAGCGGCGCGTTACGTTGGGGCACCGCAAGGCGCCGCCGCGCGCAAAACGCTTCAACATCCACAATTAACGGCGGCGTATCCTGACGTAATGCAAACGCCGGTGTATACAAGCCGAACAACAGACACGTCTAAATTTCAACAAGACCGGATTGACTTAGGTCTTATGAACGCGCAAGAGCCGAAATCTCCATTGTTACACGAGGTTCAACACGGCATACAACGGCAAGAAGGTTTTGCGCGAGGTGGGAATCCAGAAACGGCGCGGCCAGCAACACTAGGCGACGTCTACCCACCAACCTTGATGCCGATAATTGACGAGTATCGTGATTTATGGCGGTCGTTAAAAGGGCAGGAAAGGCCAAAAACTCCGGTTGGGCTGTCTATGAAATCAACAGACATCGATGATTATTACGATGCTGTAGACGACTTAAAAGACCCGGAATTACGTAAAAAATTCACTGCAATTTTGGACAAAATTGATGTTGAACGCCAAAATTTGTGGGGTTTTGACCAAGGAATAATGGCTCAAGAGCGCGATTACAACGCATACAAACGGCTAGCTGGAGAAGTTGAAGCCCGCGCCACACAATCGCGCATGAACTTGTCCCCTGCACAACGCCGCGCGCTCTTCCCCGAAGAGAGCTATGACATCCCGCTAAACGAGCTGATAATTCGGAGGTAAAATCATGGCTACAAAACCCGGTCTCTATGCCAACATCGCAGCTAAACGCGAGCGTATCAAAGAAGGCTCTGGCGAAAAGATGCGCAAACCGGGCGCTGCGGGCGCTCCGACGGCCAAGGC